TACACTTACCCAGCCGTAGGCAATTTGCTTGGTGTGTCACAGATCGCACAAGATGTTAAAGCATCGAACGGTGATGTCACAATCACTCTGTCTGGAATCGGGAATAACTACATAGCAGACATTATTGCTAACCCAATTAAAGGTAGCCCAGTAGAGATTCGCAGAGCATTTTTTGATGTTAACGGACAATTTATCGCTACAGCAGGCAACCCAGTTGTTGAGTTTTCAGGAGTGGTAAATAACTTTACGTTCAATGAAGATTGGGCTGACGGGGCAAAGCAATCAGTAACTATGACAGCATCGCTTGTTTGCAGTTCTATTATGTCAGTGCTAAAGAGAAAGGTAGCGGGTCGCAGAACTAATCAAGCAGAGCAATCTTATTGGTTTCCTGGTGATCATAGTATGGATAGGGTTGGAGTTATTTCTGATACGATTTTTGACTTTGGTGGTACTACACCAAGTGCATCACCGTCAGCAACGCCTGGTCAGACTGCAACAAATACAGTCACAAAATAAAAAAGGATAACAGATTATGGGATGGTTAGACGCAATTGGGGCGGCCTTTAGTTGGCTAGGTGGAGAAGGATTTGGTGCTGCTCTAGCACGGATTGCTATTGGGCTTGGGATCAGCAAGTTACTTCAAAATAATCAAGAAAACGCAGCAAACGGTGCTTCATCATCTACACCACGCGGTCAACGGCAACAAATTTCACCTGCAACTGACAATAAAGTTCCAGTAGCATATGGTGACTCTTATTTTTCTGGGACTATCACAGATGTTCAGTTAACTAATGCGAATAAGCAAATGTTCGCTGTTTTAAATCTGTGTGAGAAAACAGGTGACATCTACTCTACTAATCCTGGCAATCCAGCGTCTCGGGCAATGTCTAGCATCACTATTGATGACATTTACATTAGCAATCAGAAAGTTACGTTCATGGCAGACGGCACTACAGTTGACTATACGACTGATGATACCGGAGTGGTCGATACTAACTTACACGGGTTGGTAGGCATTTATCTGTATCAAGGTAGCAGCAATTCACCAATGCTGCCGTGTATTACTGGAACTACAACTCCTATAGCAGGCACCACCCCAGCCGCGGCATATTCCCTTATGCCTGGTTGGGATAATACTTACACTATGGAGAATTACATCTTTGCGGTAGTAGAGATGAATTATGATCCAAGCAAAGGTGCTCACACAATTCCGCAGATAAAGTTCCATGTCCGTAACACCATGAATAAGCCAGGTGATGTGCTTATTGATTACGCAACTAATTTAATGTATGGTGCTGGGCTAACAGAGGAAGCGATTGACCTTACCTCAATCACTAACCTAAACACATACAGCGATGAGTTAGTTACTTACGGCACTTATCCTGCTCAACCTCGCTATAGAATTAACGGGTTGGTAAGAACTACAGAAACAGTCTTGACTGTTATGGAAAAGATCGCTGCTACTGCTGGTTCAGATATTAGCTACGATGTCAGCACTGGCAAGTGGGCTGTACTAACAAACAAGCCAGTCACTAAGACTTTAGATTTTAACGACAACAATATTATTGGGCAGATAAATCTTACTTCAAGCAACCTAGATTCTTATTACAATCAGATTGAGGTTCAGTTTCCGTATGCGATTTTAAAAGACCAGTTTAACTATGTCAGAGTTAACTTACCTGCTGGTGACTTAAATCAAAACGAAAATCCTAATATGTATCAACTCACCCACGAGTTGACTAACAATTTAGTGCAGGCATCTATTCTTGCTAATTTAGATTTACGCCAATCACGAGAGGATTTGCTCGTAACGTTCAACACAGATTACAGCAAATATAATATTCAGATTGGTGATGTATTTGGTGTCACTAACTCTGTTTATGGATGGGCAGGCAAACAGTTCAAAGTAATCCGTGTCAAGAAGACAGAGTCGGATGCAGGTCAGCTAACGGTTGAGATTACAGGGCTTGCTTATAATCCTTCTGTGTTTACAGTAAGCGACATAAGCACGTTTGTTCCAAGTACAGGTATTGGTCACTCTTTGCCATCACTTAGCCCTATCGCTACTCCAGAAGCACCGACTGTTAACACGACAACCATATCATCACAACCAAGCATATCTATTACTGGTATCATACCTACTGGTGTGGTTACAGAGATGGAATTTTGGTACACAAAAGATACTGATCCAGTAGATGATAATAGAAAATATACCATGCTCGGTGTTATGCGAGCAGAGAATAGTGGTCCGTTTCTGATTGGAGTAGCCACAGTATTTAAAACTGTTTTGCTCGCTAGCGGGACCTACTATTTTAAAGTTAGAGCAGTAAATGAGAGCGGCTCTAGTAAGTTCAGTCTACCTAGTGTAGCTACTCCTTACACTTATGTTCAGACTCCTGATGCATTACCGTATCATGTGCCAGTCGTAGATTCTACAGGTGCGGCTGTAGGTGGAATGTCACTAGGGTTGATGGCAGGATATTTAGCGACTAAGTTAAACTGGTTTGGTCCTGGTGGTATCTTTAGTGGTAATGCCACTTTAGCATCTATATTTGGATTGAGTAATACTGATGCTGCTTCTATTGATAATGCAGTTAACGCAGATACTGCCGCACAAAACGGCGTGTCAGGAGCAGTTTCGACGGCTGATGCTGCCCAAGCAACAGCAACTAATGCTATGACTGCAGCAACAAACGCTGAGTCAGCAGCTTCTCAAGCAACCTCTGCCGCTGCCCAAGCAAGTGCTGATGCCGCGGCAGCAAAAGCAGCCGCTGAAGCGGTGGGTGGTGTTTTATCTCCGCATATTTCAGTAGAGGATGGTAAAGTATTTCCGTCTGTATTTGGTGATGGCCCAACTCCTGGTGCTAGCACTCATGCAGGTATCTTTACGCACGATAATTTAGTGTTCTCAGGATCTCTACATACTCTGATGAAACCAGAGAATGTAGTTTCTGCAGCAACTACTTTAAAAGTTGAGATCACAGGTAAGATTCAAAACTTTTATACGATTCCTGGATCAACTTCCTGGGCAAAACCACCTCTTTACACTCAAACCATAGTAGATAAGTTTGAATACAACTCTAAGCTATGTCTGTATTATTCAACAGCAACTTATGCTGGTGGTGCGTTAGATGCCCAATCATGGTCTCCATGGACCCTAATTAATTGTGATAATGGAGTAAGAGGAACACCAGCAGGTTATCCAACATCAACGACTACTTACACAAATCCGTATGTTGATAATCCAGATTACATTGTTGATGAAATATATGATGTTGATGCTTTTGGGTTTGTTATTTTAGGCACAGCACAAAAATACGATCCTTTCAAACCAAATATTCCAGTAACAGTAACAACTTACGCTGATCGTGATACTCGACAAAAAGAATTATGGCTTACTGTTGGTGGCAGCAAAGCATTTAGTGCTGGTACAAGCGACTTGATTACATTTGGAACATCGCCGTTTAACCTACCTTCAGGCACACCGTTTGCTGGGAATACAGCTTTTGGACACGTAGATGTGGTATATCGTCAGGTTTACCCTAATGCGTTATCGTTCCGTGAGATGGCTAATAATGGATCTCGATTTGTCGCAATTCAAACAGCATCTGATAAAGTTTATTGGAGTGATGATGGTGCATTATGGAATCGTGTAGAAGAGGTCGTTAGTGTCACTACTAACCCAGCATGGATAGATAATGAATATCCTTTCGCTGGTGAGCAAAACTTCTTATTCTTAGTTTTTGACGGTAGTAAGTTCATTGTTTATCAAAACGATAATAGCGTAGCTACTTCATCAGATGGTAAAGTTTGGACAGAATTTGATGCTAATCAAGGTATTGATAAAGATACAACTCAAGTGATCGCAGATTCTGGTCACTACTTAACAATCGGCCCAGCAGGTATTCAAACGAGTACTGACGGCATAAATTGGTCGGCACCATCACAACCAGCTGCATTTGAAAAACAACAAGCAAAATGCGGTTGCTGGGATGGTAGTAAGTTCATCGTCGGTGCTACTTACATATACGGGCAAGGATCAGCAATGTTTTCGTCAGCAGATGGGACTACTTGGGCAAAGATGAACATGTTTAACAAACCATCTATATCACAACTTCTATCAGAGTCACAAACAGCCATCCTAAACGGACAGACTGGTATAATTGGTGGTATCACCAGTGCCCTTCCTATATAGCACTAAATAATAGAAAAAGGATTTAAAGATTATGGCTACTGTGATAACTACAACTGGACAATCAACCTGGATTGTACCAAATGGGATTACACAAATTCAGGTAGAGTGTATCGGTTCTGGGAGCGATGGTTTAGTTGAGAGTAACAATGGTGGTCATGGTGGTGGCGGAGGCGGTTATTCAAAGAGTATCCTAGCAGTAACTCCTGGCCAGACTTTATATGTTTACGTCCCAGCGAGAAATACAAGCGATTCAGTCTATCTAAATACCAGTAATACCATACCTACGTCGCCAACTACAGGCTGTTTAGCAAATAATGCAATAGGTACAACTGGTGGCGGGCAAACTGCACCAAACACAGCGATAGGGCAAACTAAAAATTCAGGTGGGTCTGGCGGTTCCCCTTACTCTTCAAGCAGCAGCGGGGGTGCTGGTGGAGGAGGTGCTGGGGGTCCAAGTGGAAATGGTGTAAATGGAGTTAATTCATCTGGTGGTACAGGTGGTCAGGGCGGGAATGGGTCTGTTAACTTAGCTACAGGTGGTATAGCTGGTTCAAGTAGCAACCCTGGTGGTAACGGCAACTCAGCTATTG